TTATTTTACGCTTACCTCTACAGCATTAGGTCTTGTTATTGTTAAAGTAAATTCCATCCAGCTATAACGTCCGACATATCAGCCTCCCTACCATTCTCCACCTTGCTCATCCCGCCCACGATCCGGATCATCTGCTCACGATCGTTGATGTTGATAGGATCATCAGCCGGGATACCAGCATAATCTGATACGGCCTTAATGTAAGCGTCCGTATCGTTCTCGTTTTCCGGTGCCCAGCGACCTATCATCTTGCGGATCGTGTCCAGCTTATAGTTCCGGTAATAGTTAGACAGGATCTTGAAGATCGCCCTGTAACCGTATGCCATCGATTTAAATTGCTTAAACGACTTGTCCTTGCTTGGGCGTATCTCACCTTGGAACAAGTCTCCGTTGATCCGGATGTTTCCCGGGTTGTTGTTCCGATACCCACGAGGTAAATTATTTTTCCCCATATTTTACTCTCCTTTCTTCTTTTTATTCATGGCATTGGATAAAGCGTTTGTCAAAGCGTCCTCCAAAACCTTTTGCGTTACAACCTTACCGATCATGTCGGCTGTCTTACTCGCCTGCCTCCTTTGTTTGGCGTCAGCCTTCTCCCAGATAGACCTAACCTCCGTTATCAAGATAAATACGGTCACTATCGAGGATACGACCGGGACATTGGTCAAGAAAGGCAGATGGATAAATTCCCAGAACCGACACACGTAGCAAACCGAGTCTATCCCGCACGCTATACATACGCTACCAGCGTAAAGTATGAACTTACTGACCGTCCTACGCATGCCATACGAATTACGCTCCTCGCCCCTCAATTTAGCCTTGTAATAACCCGAGGCGAAATCCCACCCCATCGCCACCATAACGATGAACATCTCAAACACGACTACAGTCAGTAGCCCCCTCATACTGCAAATCATTTTAAAAAATTCCATTCTTCCGATCCTTTTTTTTATTTAGTTATAAAACCACTATGCTCTCCTCCTCTCTCGCCGCCTCCCACTCGGCGAAATCGCTATCCACACGGTCTTTCAACGCCTTCCTCTCGTTAAGGAACGTCTTATAAGACTCCACGTATGACAAGTCCAGTATGCCTAGCTGGGCGGCGTTGTAGTCGTTCAGCTTCTTTTGCTCCACGTCCTTGTCCCATAGGGCGTTGATACAGGCCTCCAATATCTTGTTGGCCGTCAACGTGGGCCATACCCTGACCTCGTTGTAACTATAGGAGATCACGGGGGCCATATCGTCACCCATCTCCCTTGTCTCCTCTCTAACGTCCCACCGGTACAGGTAGGAACCGTCACCGTCCCGCTCTATTCTAGGCGGCATTGTGTCGCTCCATGATCGCTTCATAAAACTCTGGTTTTAAAATTTTCTTAGCTAAATGCTTGCTATCGCTATCATATATCCAGCCCAGCCAACCGGCTAGACCTGCCTTGTATTCCGTTAAGGATATATTCGGGACTTTATTCAATCTAGCCGCCGCACGACATAGATTTTGCTTAGTCCTCTTCCTTATCCGTATATGCTCCTTGTAAAATACGAAACCCACGAAATCTACACCACGGCCGCTTTTATCCGATCTTCTCTCAGCGATCTTAAATATCTGGTAATTCCCTTTCAGCTCCAACTTCAACACGGCCAATCTATCGATAAGCCACGGAAGTAATACGTTTCTCAAGAAACACTTATCATGATGGAAAAAAGTCATGTCATCCGCGTATCTGATATAATGCCTTATATCTATAATCTCCTTTATCTCGTGATCCAGATAGGCGAGATAAAGATTCGCAAGATATTGGCTAAGATAGTTCCCGATCGGAACGCCGGGAGCGGAATCGATGATCTCATCCAACAACATAAGCAAGCGATCGTCCTTGATCTTCTTCCGAGCGATGCCTTTTAACACCTCATGGTCTATTGACGGATAGAATTTGCGGATATCAACCTTGAGGCAATAGACGGATTCACGATCGGACAAAGCCCGTCTTGTCCTCTTATACGCCTCCGTTATTCCTCTTCCCTTGATACATGATGTCGTATCAGCCGTGAACACGGAAACCCATATAGGTTCCATGACGTTCATTATGGCATGATGCAATATCCTGTCCGGATAATAAGGGAGCTTGAAGATGATCCTTTCTTTTGGCTCATAGATGGTATCAGTCCGGTACTTGGAAGTCTTGAACGTGCCATCCAGCAGAGACTTTAGCAAACGGCTTAGATTACCTTCTTTGTCCTTGTCAAACAACCTTATGCCGTATGAATCCTTCTTTCCCCTTCGGGCTTTCATGTCCGCAAGTATCAAGTTGTCCATATTCGCTATCTTATCAAATAAATTCCCTATTCTCTTCATTTTATTGTCATTAATTTGCTTTTTATCATAGGGAGTCTTCGGTTTCCCTACCAACACCCTTTATATGGGGAGACTTTTTTCGCCAAGAGGCGAGGCCACCATCCCTGTTTGTTATCTAAATATCTTTTCCCCTCTCTAAAAGTATAGGCGTGAACCGATGTTACGATTCGCAACGGAAGGCGCATTATTCGTATTCACGTTAGCGAGGCCTGCATTCGACCTGTTGTCCGCGTTACCGCCAACCAGCACCACCTAGGGATGATCGACCCTCATTCCGTCATTCGAGATAATACCTGTTCCCGGAGGCTCGCATCGTCACTTTCCTAGGGAACTTGTCCATCTCCTTTATCTTACCAAGAACGTACTTGATCTCTTGGGAGTTCGTAAAGAATTTCTTGGCATCACTATCCTTATCCTCTAGATTCTCCTTGATCATGACAAGCGCCCTGTCTTTCCCGAACTTGGTGGACACGCCATCCATGTAATCAATTACCCAGAACGTGAGATTCGTCAACTTCTGTTGGGTGATCTCCGGACAATTAAAATGCCTTGAGTTCTTATCCCTTGGGATATTCAAGAACGACAAGCTGCCGTCATCTTTATTCTTTTCTTCTTCCATTTTTATCCTCATTAAACGTTATACAAAAAATTCCCGACGTGATACGTGCGGCTACGCCGACGTTTTACGATATTCGGGGAAAAAGCAAAGGCGCGAACCGAAGTGACGATACGCAACGGAAGGCGCAACATTCGAATGCACGCAAGCGAGGCCCGCACTCGACCCGCGGTCCGCGCCACCGCCAACCAGCACCACCTGCATGCGGTTAGCCGATGTGTAGGTGTAGTAGTAGTCGCACCAGTAGGTAGAACTACTACCGCCGATCTCCGTAGCTACGATATCACCATCCTCACCTAGGAGCATCTTCTTGGCATAACCATTGGTACGGCAGATGTTGCCTTTCTTGTTATAGCCTGTGTAAGATGTATCGCTGAAGTTTGACGGGTCATCGGTAGTCCATAATATGGATAATCCCGCATCGCCCGTGGTGACCTGTATATTGGCCCCGTCGGTGTATTTCCAGATATGGCCGAACGGATTCTCTATGCCACGATACCTGTTAGCCATCAACGTGGCGTGAGTACCGCCGGAAGCGTTCTTCACGACATATGCCTTCTCTCCCGAGCCGTTCCCGAACTCGTTGGTATAGCCGCATGGGATAAGTGGATTGATCTTGTTGAAGTTAGTCCAATCCGTCATTTGCGTTGGTCCCGGACCTAGGCCACCTTGGGCGAAACCGTTTGCGTCCTTCTGGGCGTTGAAAGGCTTCTGGCTGTCCAGCGTGGCGTACTCGACGGCGAATAGCCAGAACAGGGTCTTGTGGGCGTTGTAGGTGTACATCTCCCAACCGCTGCCACGTTTCCTTGCGGCTTGCCGGAATTGGTCTCGGGTGAGGTTGGTGACGGGACGGCCTAGCAAGGAACGGTAGGTTCCGTCCCATTCGGCGGTGTTGTCGCCGCCTCTTGTATCAGTAGAGTTTGTTTTATCCGACATCAATAACCCTAAAGATCTAAGCATTTGCGCCTCACTTGAGCCTATATAGAATTTGCTTATATGCTTGTATCCGGGCAATGGAATCGAAGATAACATCATTTTAAATTTAGTCCCAGTTATGTATATTCTATACCAATGATCGGGAATCTCTACCATTGACGCATAATCTTTAGACGCAAATGTCATCTCCCATGCCGTTGGTTCATGATAATAATATACTCCTCCATTATTATCTAACACGACTCCTCTCATCCCGCTCTGCACCGGCAACTCCCTATGCAGTTGCATATTTCCAACACGCTTCCCGTCCGGGCTTGACGATGCCATGTCCCACTCTACACCATAGGCGTACCGCTCCTCGATGTCGGGGATGTCCTCCCAAGCGGGGGTCCACTCGGTGGAGATGTCGCCGTACTCGAGCTTGATCTTGTGGATGGTGGAAGTTGATGTGCCAGTTTTAGGAGAACTAAATACAACCATATGTGTATTATCAGCTACTGCATCTCCGATATTAGTAATCCATTTAAAAGCCTTACTGGCCTTCCCATTCACAAAGTCAGCCTTACTGAACTGAGCCATAGAACCTACTGCACCAGTAGAGTTATATATAGTGAACATTTCCTTATCATCACCCAATTCTCCAAAAATAGTCAATGTTACTTGTGTTCCTTTAGATATCGGTTCAGTTAGCCAATAATCAGCGATATTGTAATTCGAGTTACTCACCTCCTTCCCTGATCCCAGCAACAGGTTCCTGCCGTACACGGGCAGCTTGCGGTACTTGCCATCAGCCATCAGAGACTTATCCTTGTCCCCCTTGGTCTCCAGCGTTATCGACACGTCCGGATCTTCGTTTTGGGCCTTGTCCGGCGTTATGGTTATCTGGCCGTTAGACGGGGTGGATGTGACAACGGGCTTTAACTTATTAACGTCCGTCCTTAGACCGGTGACCAGATTCCAGATATCCGTATCGTCGTAATGGTCACGCAAGTTAGGCGTGGTTATGGTTCCCTCAGCGGAGGTTATCTCCAAGACGTATTCCGTATCCGTGTTAGTCTTTATCCTCACCTTGATGTCTTGCATCATCAATGGAAGCTCGGCGTACGTATGGATACCGTCCGAAAACTTCATGTTTAAATTGCCGTTCGCCAACCGCTCGAAAAGCCATAGCGACGGCGGGTATATGGTGCTGTCAGCCGTCCACTCGGCGGTGGACTGCTCTATCTGTTGGTATACGTAAGCTCCTCTCTTGCTCATGATAATATCCCTTTATCTATTATTGTTACTGATTCATTGTAGTAATTCGCCCCGGTCAAGTAGACGTTCCCCGGCAAGGCGGCACCGGAAGACTCCTCCCATATGGCCTTACCCTCCACTATGTCGTGGAGCTTGTAGAACGTAACGTCTCCGGGAGCCTCCCTTAGATAGACCTCACCGCCTATAGGGTAGCTCTTGGTCTCACTGCCCTCCTCGTAGGTCACGTCGTTAGCCCCCGGAACATGGTCGATCTCCCTTGTCTTGTATACGCCGGCCACCGCCCCGTCCTGTCCTTGCGGGATGGTAAGATCCAGCTCGGCCAAGGGCACGCCCTCCTCGGTCTCCCCCTTCTCGGTTATCGTGGCTTGGGCCACAGTTCCCGGAAGCCCGGTCGTCACCTTGCCTATCGTGATCTTGGGTGAGAACCCCCTAGGGCCTCTCTGCAACACGAAGTTCATCCTGTAGACGGGGTTGCCGGATGCGTCCGTGCCACCGTCGGACAACGATACGGAAGGATACGTGCCCGCCGTTATGGTGCCTATGGAGAATTGAGGGGTCTTGCCCGTGAAGCCACGCATACCGGACACATCCACGATATAGTCATATCCTGTGGATGTCCTCAGATATAGCTTGCCCGTATCCTCCTCCTCCACGCTGCCCGTGTTGATGATGACGAACTTACCCTCCGGGACGTTCGCCTTGTCGGACTCCATCGCCGAGACGGACTTATAGACCTTGTAGATCGTGAACGCCTCCGGTTTCAGGATCCTGTCCGTCTTGATATACGCCCCGGTAGCGTAATCCCACGTGTACACATGGAAGTCATCGCCGATATAGCCCGGATGGTCAGACACCGATTTGGCGTTCTCTGCGGCCGTGTTCGCTTTCTCCGTGGCCGCATCTGCTCTCTCCAAGGCATGCCTCACGTCGTTCTGGATCTGGGTCTTCAAGGCGTTCACCTCGCTGACGATAGCGTCCATCCTAGCCCGGACATCGGCGGCTGCGTCCGTGGCCGGCTTCTTCAAGTCGGCGAGCGGTATCAGGTTCTGCCACATCCCGTCCTCGTAACGCCACTGGACGTAATCGGCCGTCACCTGCAAGACGATCTGCTTCCCGTCAACGCCCCTTAACAGCGAGATAGCCACACGAACGAGGTCATAGGCCGAGCCGGATTGCCTGAACACCGGCAAGGACGATATACCTTGCAGGCTATTGGCCTCCTCGTACTGTCCCGGATCCTTAGACGTGGTAAGCAACAGGCCGTTGACCGCGGAGGCTATCTTCTGGATGTCCTCCGGGGTCACGACCGTGCCGGATGATAGGATAACGCTTTCCATATATTACTCTCCCGCTTGACTGTTCAACATCTCGTAAGTGTCGTTAAAGAACTTCGTGGCTACGGCCACCGCCTCCTCCTTGCTCGTTATCACGCCGGGTTTGTCCACCGACATGAAGAACTGCCCGTTACGCTCGTAGGTAAGAGATCCCACACGTACCCCGTCCTTGATAAAAGAGCCGATTATCCGGTCTATCCGCTCATCGGTCTTGACAGAGGCGGAATACTGTATCTTGATACCAGCCACTTCCGAGTAGCCGTTTATCGTCCTTGTGTCGCTCGTTATCTCCATGGTCTTACACGTTTAAAAGGTCGAAGATCTGCCCGAAAGCGCCGGCGGTCAATGTCTTGTTACAGCATTTCTTTATCAATACGGATTCCTTGTCGCTGATGTCCATATCACCATCGGCGGCGTTGATCCTTGTCATCAGCTTGTAGGACTCATATTTCTCGTCCTCGTTCATCTCATCGCCGGAAGAGTAAAGCCTAGCGCATACGATATCCTTGATGACCTGAACTTTTCCGAACTCGTCCTTCATGTCTTCCCCCCTGAAGGTCTTTAGAGGCTTGTTGAAATTTACTTTCATGACTAATTGTATTTTAATTGTTAATATTATCCTAAAGATATTTTAAGCATATTCCCATCCCTCCATATCGCTCCTTTCACCTTTGGGTCCACTGTTGACATATACGGAAATGTCATTAATCCCGACGGGGATATATTAAACAAGGTACTTCCTGCATTATCGTAAGACCCAAATCCAAAATATCCCATGGAAATTCGATAATTAGAGACACCGGAAGATGCGTTTCTCATATAAATATGGAATGCGGGTAAGGATTGATACCCAGACATATCATTAAACAAAATCTCTCCTGTTAATGAGTTTTTATCATTAATCATACGAATACTCCTCGTCGATGGGTCTATTATAATTCGGTTCCCATTATCTGAGGTTTGTATTTTTCCTATTATACTTAAATCCCCTGATGTATTCCAAGAGATATTCTTATCGGCTAGGAATCCCGACCCATCATGTCGTAAAACGATCTTAGCCTCATTATTCACCGCTTGGCCATATGTGCCTCCAGCCCAAAAACACACGTTATTGACATCCGGAGATATACCTCCTTTTACGGTGAGATTTTCAATAGAACCGGAGCCAACCTCTATCCTACGATTTAAACTCATCCCATCATTACTAAACCGATAGAAAGCGCTCGTTATATCGGAAGCTTTATTTACGTCAGAGACTGTATCATTAATAGTGTTACGCAAGCTACTATCAAGCATCGATATAGTTACCACTCCTACAAGATCAATTCTCTCCGCTTTTATCGTGGTGGTGGTTATCGTCTGATTGATATACGATATGATCTTATCACCGTTCTCCAAGCTCTTGGCGGCGAACAAGGTATTCCCCGTCGTGGTATTGATCCACCCCGCCGTATCTATCTCATTCCTTATATTATCCACTCTAGTGGATATACCCGTGATTTGTCCCGCCTGTACCGACAAGTCCGACTCCAGCTTCACCTTCACTTGGTTTGTCGCCGTATCGGTATAGTCCTTCAACTTGTCCTGTATATACTTGTTCGCCGTCTCCACGGCGCTCTCGAACGAGGACATGGCCGTGTTGAAGGCCGCGAATTTCTTATCCACGTCGGACTTCTCCGAGGCGGTGGTCTTTCCGTCCGCTATGGCCGTGTTGATACTGCTTATCAAGGCGCTTATAGACGAGTCCAAGACATCCTTGGCCGATTTAAGACCGGTCTTGGCCGCCCCGTCAAGGTAAGTATTGGAATACAGCTTAGTATAAGTGGCGGTCACGCTGTCCTTGGACGTGTTCACCGTATTAAGATACTTCTCTATGGCCTTGGCCTCGGCCTCCGTTATGATACCGTCGGAGAAAGCGCCGTCAACGTAGGTGTTCAGGCTTGTCACGGACTGGTTAGCGTTATCGGCAGCGGTCTGGGCGGCCTTGGCGGCGTTATTGGCCAGCGTTATGGCTTCTTGAGCAGTGGCGAATTGCTCCTCCGTCACACGGGCGGATATTTCCTCGGCCATGACCGATAACTCAGCGTCATACTTGGTATATATCGCACCGGTCTCCGAGTCCACGTACTCCTTCGTGGCCAGCAACTTGATATACTCCTCCGTCTGCAATATCCGTGTCTCAAGCTTTATCACGGCGTCGGCCAGCCTGTCATTGAACAACGACACGCCATAGATCAATATCTCGCCGGTAAAGCCGATCCGGAAATCCCCGGTACCGTCCCATTTGCCGACCTTGGACAGTTTCACGTACTCGTCGGACGGCTCCAGCGTCAAGGACTCGTACAACTCCTGCCCTTGGAAACCCACCGTCAAAACACCTCGTCTCATGACCTTGTAAAACAAGGAGAAGGAGAACGTATGACCCTCCTCGCTCTCTTCCAACTCAGGAACTTTCATCACGTCGTTACGCTGGAATATATACGTGTCCTTGATGCGAAGCACGTTCCTGCTGCCATCCCTATAGATATCGGAAACCTTCCTCTTGTCCGAGTAAAAAGAACCGCCCACCCACAGGAGATTGCCGCTCACGTTGATGAGATGGATGTCGTTGGCCTCCGCCCAATAACTCGTGTCCTTCCCGAACGTGGAATTGACAAGTATATTCCCGGATTCCAGAGACATGTCGTTCTTTAACCCCTCGATCTCGCTCCTCAGCTCCCCGTTCATCACTGAGAACTGTTGTTCCACGGTCATGCCGTTATCGAGGTATATGGACGAGTTCTCTATATAGATCCCGTTCAGGTAAGCCCCGTAACCCTTCAGTTGGGTCCCGTTCTTGGTGCGGATCATGGAGAGGTTGCCTAGCTGGGCCTTCAGCGTGTCTTGCGTGGAAACGCCCGTGATACCGTCATATACGGCGATGAACGGCGCTCCTTGATCCGCCGATGTCAGATAGATAAGGCCCTGTCTGGTGGTATCCCTGTCGTTACCCCAACGCATGGCGAAATCCCCCGCCTCTGGCTCGCCGGTACCCTCTATCAATGGGTAAGCCACGTCGAAATAGTCGGATGAGATACCGATACAGCGACCGAAGATATATTTAGTGGACGTGATACCGTTCCTTCTCTGTATCCTCACGCCGTCACCTTCCCTGAGGTTCATCAGCATGAGACCGTCCATATCGTCCATGTAGCATCTCCAGCGATCGGACAGTCTCTCGACCCTCCCTATCTTGTTGATATCGGACACGATCTGAGAACCGCCCAGCCCGTATATCTGGGAATACACTATCTCGTAGGCCGTGAAGGTCTTCCTAGCGAATATGTTGTCAAAGGTTCCCGTGGCCGTGGGGATATCTATCTCCGTGCCCCAGCCGGTGAAGCCGGGGGCGAACGATATGGAGCCGATCTTGTTACCAGCGTATATGTCGGAACGCACCTTCAACGCCTCCATGATACCGGAACCGTCGGCCTTGATCTCCCAGCCCTTGCCGTCCATGCCGTCGAGGAAGATGGAGGAGCCTATCTTCTTGTCGAATAAAATATCCTCATGGGCGATATCGGGTATGTCCTTACGAAGGTAACGTTTGTCGTTATCCTGTTTTACCTTGTTTATCTCATATAATGTACGGAGAGCGGAGAAAACGTTCTCGTCCGAGGCGGCGGTAGTATCCTCTTTCTTTATGATATACACCCCTAAAGAACCACTACCTTGGTTGACGTACGTGTTATCCTTATATTGGATATTCTCCAACTTACGCTCCAATTCCCCCAACCGGGAGTAAGCCGCGCTCTCTCCTACCGTATAGGAAGGCGAATCATATGGGATATCAAGCTTTTTCTCGAAACCCAATACCCTAGATTCCCGCCCATTCTCAAAATAGGCCTTATTGATAAGCCTGACACGCTGTCCTACGGATAGATCAATCGCCTTTTCCGGGTTCAATATACCATTATTCTCATCGTAGCCGGAAGCGTAGTATGAGTTAAGGACGCATGTGTAAGTGGAAGGGTCCGACACGACCTTAGCCTTATACTCTATCGTCCTTCTCAGCAATTCCTCTTCCGCCTGCGGGATAAGGGTGTCACTTACGTATTGCGTGTCAAAATTGTATAGGATATATTTGTTCCCCGTCCCCGGTATAAGAGGGCTTTCCGGCAATGTCTGGCCATAGGAGTCATTACGGACTATCTCGAACACCTGAGCCTCCGGATCATCCTCCGGCAGTCCTTCCGGATTGAATCGCAAGGCGAAATCCATGCCTGACAACGGCCCCGTCTGGAATACGACACGAAGCTCTTTGCCGGGAAGCACGTATTCTTCGGAGAAGGACAATCCCGAGTCCTTGAACCGGTAGACGGTGAATGTCTCCGATGTCCCGTCCTCGCCCTCCTCCGTGACCTCCTTCGGTATCACCTCGGTTATCGTACCTATCTTACGAGGGTATATATCGTCGAATATAACGACCGCCTCCACTATTTGATCCTCGGTCAATCCCTGTACCACGTCCACGTAGGGAGTTCCCTTAGGAAGCATGAGGCGTTTTTGCACCACCCCTTGCACCACCGTACCGGATTCCCCCTTGCGATAGCCCGAGGGGATATTTCTCGTTGAGCCGAAAGCGTACAGGCGTGTGGCGAACAGGTCTTGGCTTTGGCTCCTTGGCATGGACACTACCTGCCTACCTATCTCCAGATCTACGGGATCGCCACGCTCTATCCTACCTATATATATCTTGTCACCCTCTACCCACCACTCGCACTCCCACGCCTCGGCAATCTTGGTAAGGGCATCCACGATATTCGTGCTGTCGTATTGCACGAGCTTGGCGACAGCGTCAACGGAGCTATCGACAACGGCTTGGTACTCCTTACCGTTATACCTGAATCCCAGAGATCGCAAATTGGATACGACAATGCTTAGGTGGGCCTCCGGAGCACGTGTAAGGCTCCATGACGCTTCCTTGTTACCTTGCCTATCGTAAAATAGGATATGATTCTTCCATCGGTAATAATGCGAGTCGAATCGCACGCTATAGTCGTATCCGCCTGTGGATGCGTTGAATGTAGGGTATGTATTGCCAGTTACGTAGAAAACGCTACCTTCATAATCGATATTGTCTCCGATCTTCAGTTGTACCGGGTCGGACAAGGAGAACACGAGGTTCACATAGTCCTCTTTCATCAACTCAAACCGACGTACCGAACCCGTTCCTATCGATACCGACAACTTGACTCTACCAGATATGTCCTTAATCTCGATCATGAACTCAAAGTTCACGCATATAAGGGGGATGGCAAAAAATCAAGCGGACCTAAAAAAAACAATGGCGGGATTGTTGTAATTTTGTTGTAGGAGGAAATAAAAAAAGCCCCGAGCCACTGGTATGGTACGGAACTTTTTCTTTTATTTTCTTGATTTTAAATGTTTATTGATAGTTTAATCTATAACTTTCGCCTTCGCATTCATATTCCCATACATACAAAGGTTTATAAACCATCTTGAACATGAGGGCGGAACTCCAGTCATCTCCCCCCATTAATTTGCCACAATCTTTTTCTTCATAGACAATCTGATTTGAAAAAGAATCATATACATAGAACCGATTAATCGTAACATTTTTGTTTGAACCATTATGAAATTTAATATACATAGTCCCCGTGATAAAACCATTGTTGTAAAGTCCATTCAAACGTGTAGACGCAGTTATTTTTTCTTCAAGAGGTATTTCCAAAACGGTTATTATACATTCCGCTTTCACCGTCCCGTCCTTCGTAGACACAGTAACCGTGCATTCTCCCGGATTTGATGTATTTATTATTCGTTGCTCTTCGTTAGCAAAATAGGCAATACTTTTATCGGAAAATTCAAATTTCAATTCTGAGTTATCTGCGTTATATGGATATACAGAAACATCCAATGTAAACGATTCACCTTGATTTATAGTAATATTAGAAGGATTTAGTATTATACTTTCCACCGCTATCGTCTCCACCGTAATCTGGCACGCATACCGTTTCCCATTCCCAGTCGTATAGACTTCTGCCTTCCCTTCTTTCAGTGCATTAATCCCTATTCGTCCGTTTGAAATGGACGTTATAGACACGACAGAATTGTCCGAAACATACCATTTAACTCCGGAGACATCCGCATAACTTGGCTGTATTGTATAATCAATGTAAGTGTTTTCGCCTTTTTTCAGACTTATGTTTTGTTCCTCAAAAGATATGTTAGATACCTGTGTTTGACCCTCTTCATCTGGTTTATCATCGTCTTCTTTATCACCATCTTCGCCAATAATGGTAACCATTGCATTAGCCCATATGAGCCGGGAACTGTTATCTTTTATCCCGTGGTTGACTACTTCTACAATCACCGTTCCTGATTTAGTGGCCACAAATAATCCAGTACTGTCAATACGCCCACCGCCTGTTTTATTATCTTCTGTTACGACAGTCCAGACAAAATCATCCTGCGGATAGTTTGACGGGGACGTTATGGCTTCGAACTGATATGTGTTTCCAACCTCTAGTTTTAAAGTTTTAACGTTCAATCCTATGCTTTTCAACTCAATCACTTCCTTTTCATCTTCGTTAGTACAAGATGTAAAAAGAAAGAAAGGTAGCAGCGTCGCCAAAATTAAAAATAAAACGCTCATTTTTAATACATTTACATTATCATTTCAATCCAAATCACAACATTACAGCAACTTGCTTTTCCACGGCTTTTTTATGAAAGCGTTAATAGAAACGCCTGCTTGCTTTGCCAGAACAGCCACTCTACTATGAAGTTCCGGTGATAAACGAACGTTCAATGAACCAGAATAGCTCTTATGCGGTTCAATCCCCTCTTCCTCGCAATACGCCAGATAATCATCTACAGCCTCGTGGAAAGCCGTTGTAAGTTCCCGCACGCTTTCCCCCTCAAAATTAACAAGACCATCAATGCCTTCTATCTTTCCAAAGAAAACATTGTCCTTCTCGCTAAAAGATACAGACCCGATATAGCCTTTGTAAGTCAATGTATTCATATTTGTACTTGTCTATCTCTTTTTTCCGAACAACTCGGAATGACTACCAATTCTAAGCAAGTCGATTATTTCTCCGTCAATCCAAATAAGAAGAAAATCCCCTTCTATATGGCATTCCATACACCCTTTATACTCACCTTTCAACATGTGAGGTTTGTATTCTTGTGGAATCGGATGGTCATTTATAAGTAGATTTGCGATATATTCAAAAGCTGCGATTTTTTTGGGGAATTTCTGAATACGTTTGAAATCTTTCTTAAACTGGCTTGTTGGGTGTAATTTCTTTTTCACTTCATTAATTCCTCCATCAAGCTATCCACGCTGTCGAACGTTTCTTTATTCTTGGTCGTACGTGCTTCCCTTATAGCCGCTATCGTTTCCTCGTTTGGCTCGGAGTATACAGCGTCCATCAAGGTGCTCTCCACGAAATTATTCAGGCTCCTGTTCGCTTTCTTGGCTTGTTCCTGCAATATTTGCAACAAGTCCTCACGTAAACGGAACGAGGTTTGCTTTCTTATTACTGCTTCCATATTACTTATGTATTATATTGTATCGCAAAGGTAGTGCATTGTATGCAGAAAACAAACTTTCATGATTTTTATTTTGAGATCATTGAAGATAACATCATTCCACCTTTATCTTCAATGGGTGACCGCAGTTAGGGCACTTATACCCACCATCGGTCTCTTTTTGTACTTCAGAAGGGGAGGCTAGTTTAATTAAAGGATGATTGAATTGCCTGTATTTTCAATTTAAACATTTCTAATATTGACAACTCATTAGGAGTTAGACCTTTTATATTCTCTCCACATTCGCAACAACAAACATGATCAATGTCATTTTTATGTCCATTAGGACAAATGTATTTTTTATTTTCTTTTCCAAATAGACCTTTACTAGTCTCGAAACTACCTCTATCAGGCAAGCTGTCTATTCTATTTACAATGTTATTCATTATTAGTAGATCGTTTCTATCATAATTGGGCTTATCTGCATTCATTGTTCCTATAGCCTTTTTTAAATCTACTTGAATCATTTCTAAGGTCAAAGAAGGATCAAATAATTGACATTTTATTATAATATCAAGAACTGATATATCCTCTTTGAGCTTATCATAAATGATTTTAGCGGTTATATCGTATGGTAAATTAGAAATAACTTTGGATATATAAACCATGGATCTATCATATCGCTCAGCAGAGTTTGCATAATGAATATATTTGTCTATAAGAGGATGAAGATAATCTATGGAAGGATTGTTTATCATAAATTCAAAATCTTCATCAGATATAGGTTTTGATTCCTTTATTCGACTTATTACTTTTATTTTCTCTATTGTATCTTGAATTCTTGCAGAAGATATGGAATTTTGGTCATTATTTTCTTGCAATTTGCATGCGGTTCCTGATGCAGATATCATAAACATAGATTTTCCTCCTCCAGATATCTCATCTATGTCTATGTGTAACCCGAGTATTGCATCACCTCCCTTTTTCAAGGTTTTATTTTTTAGATCAGATATAGCTTCTTCCCTTATAATTTCAAGTTTTCTTTCATATGAACTTGATTTGCCTCCAAATATATCGGATAAAGATGCTGCCATGTCTGAAAACATATTAGTACCTATAACTAAAGAAGAGCAGACTAAGCCCAAATATTCTTGAACAGGCTTATTTTCTATAGAAGAAGTTGTTGTAATGATAACGTCTTTCATGATATGTATCTTTTTCACAAAATTACCCATTTATCACATCTGTCATCTTATAAAAAGCATGTTTTGTAACATATACATTATCTTTAAAATACCCTTTCATGGTTGTTCCTCATTTACTTTGATGTCTACTTCAACCGGTATTGGCTTTTGACAATGGGGGCAAATGATTGTTTTGGCTTGTGGATGTATATCGTTTGGGGAGGCGAAAAGTTCCCACATAGGGACTTCTAGGGCAGAAGCAATCTTCTCTAAGGTGGGATATGACGGCTTACCATTAATCAATTGAGAAAGGCCAACTCTAGTCATTCCTAACTTGTCTGCAAATTCTTGTTGTGTATAGCCTTTTTCTTTAATCAAGTCTTTTATTCTATGACTCATAGTATTAATGTTTAATGTTTTTGCAAAAATACGACTTGCTGTTATATGTAAAGCATATACTATTCATAATTAAAGTTAATATATAGCATATTCTTTTCTTTTTGCTTGCTATTGAATAGTATATACTTTACATTTGCATCATCAAAATAAAACAACAGTACAATGGCAACACAGAAATACAACAAGAGTGAGATCATGAAAGACGCATGGAGATTATTCAGACTTTACCGAAAATTCTCTTGGTCTTTTGGCAAGTGCCTTTCTATAGCATGGGATAATGCCAAGATAGAGATAAAAAATAATGAGGCCAAAGCCAAGAGATTGGCAGAGGAAGAAGCTAGACGCATCGAGTATCGCAAGCATGTTGTCTTATCTCATGTCGGTATGGCTAGCCTTTACGGTAACAGGGTTTATTCGGGTGATTGATAACTATACATTAATAATATAAGGATATGGAAACGATAGAGGTATTGAAGAACGTGCAAAGAATTGCGTTGGAGTGTATGATCGGAAGGAAACCGGTACATATAAATGTAGGCGTTATGCCGGAGACGGGCGGTTTATGCGTCACCGTACAGGACAGACTTCACAATGTGGTCTACATGGAGATATTCAATGACTGGATGCCGGATCACAAGGAATGGAATAAAAAGACCTACGATAGATTCATGGGCGTAATTAGCGACATGACTTGCAGGCTTGCGGGATAACTCGAACGACGGGGAGAGGATCGGAAGTAGATGCCCCTCTGGTAATACGGCCGGAGGGATTTTACAACAATAGCTCCATTGTGGTTTTTCGAGCCTTGAAAAAATAGGCCACGGATTTTGTCATATATAATTTTGTGATATGAAAATGATCGCTCATGTGACGGTAGCGAAAGAAGATATTTAAGGGCATTGATTCCAGTTGCAGACCGTCACAATAGGCAACTTCAATCTTTGCCCTTCGCTTTTTACCTTGTCAAGCGAGACTGGTAATAAGCAGGTAGGACGGCATACACCGGGGTTCAAGTCCCCGGCTACCACTTCGGTCAAAATAAAATCCTCAAAGGTAGTGCTTGACCGAGCTACCAATGAGGATAGTATTAATCCTTTAACGGGACAAAGTTATGAAAAATAAAAATGAATTAGCAAAATATGATGCTAATATTTTAGAAAAAATCGGTAGAGACGAGGACAAGTTTTCTCTGAACGACTTGTGGATATTGGCGGGAAGCCCACAAAATAAAGATCCTAGACAATGGCAAAGACTTCCTCAAGCAGAAGAATATTTAAAGTCTGTAAGTAAGATTTTAAATGTGGGATTTTCACACATTATAAAATCCAAGAGAGGTAAAGGTGGTGGAACTTACGGTATTAAGCACGTAGTTCTTGAATACGCTCAATATCTAGATGCAGATTTAGGCGTATTGGTTAACGAGGTTTTCTTTCAACGTGTAGAAGAAGAGAAGAATCCCGATTTGATCGTTGATCGTGCCATAAACACATATAAAAGAAAAGGTAAAAATGAGCGATGGATTGCTCAAAGGATTCAAGGTAAAATATCCCGTAGCGCATTTACTAGTACACTAGCTTCCCATGGCGTGGAACGTGAAGGTTTCCGCAATTGTACAAATGCTATATATAGTCATTTGTATGGTGGTGGTACAAATGTAATACGTGAGAAGAAGAATCTTCCCAAAACAGCGAACATAAGAGATCATATGAGCATAGCTGAGTTGATGGCAGTGGGCCTTGCGGAAGCTTTAGCCTCCGAGGACATCGAGAAGAATGATCTAAGAGGTAACGGAAAATGTGAATTGGCTAGTGGAAAAGCATCCAAGATCGTAGCCAATGCAGTCATGGAACATAATAAACAAATTAAAATGATAGAAAGATGAGCAAACATAGAAGAAACAGATCAAATAAAATCATCCGTATGCCTTATTTCGCTAGTAAAGGTAATCTTAGATTTATCCAGACGGAAGATATGACACTAAATGAAGTCAAAGAGTGGGAAGGCAAGTACAAAACCGTTTCAGTCAATTCGGATGATGGAGCTATTATTGAAATGCAAAAATCATATGTATACGGCATAGACAAAAAAGGACACAAGAGCATTAATCATGAAAGCACCGCATTATTTATTGCAGCATGCGACAATGTATGCGAAAAAGAGGTTACACTAGTTCTTTCCTCAAAAGAAGATGTAAGAAAATTACGAGACTATCTCAATAGATACCTAGAAGATAACCTATGATTAGATTTAGCATCACCAAAACCTTAACTATGATACCTGTGAACTATTAAATGATTGATTGAATATGAAAGACATAAACACGATACTAAACGAAATGCTTTTAACGTCCCAAAGGGACAAGAAGGCGATGGAGCGATTCAACCGGCAATCCTTGAAAATGGAGAGGCTTATCGACGAGCTGGAGAGGGCTTGCGGATTTAGCGGCACCAAGCCCAAGCCACATATGACCGTGTCGGTATACAACAACGGGAGGTCAAAGCCGGGAAGATTCGACCTCCGATCTTTAAATACGCATCTTTTAGCGCAATAAGACGAAGAGCCGTCTAGCCAATAAGGGCCGGACGGCTCTTCACTTATCCCCTTGACGTTGGGTCAGGTTCCTCGAACTTAACGGATAGCCTACTATTCAACCTGTTCCGATCCAAGGCGAAGCTTGATGATCTCTTATGGACAAGGGTAAATGTCATATCAAGATCCGGAACACGCAATACGACCTTGCCTTGTTGAAGGACAGCCACGAACGCCTTATAATTCAGCATATATTCCTCTTGCGTATCCCCGTGTATGTTGAACGTAAGGGTAAGATCCCGGCTAGCCACCTTGGGATTATTGAACACGACCCTCTTCCCGTTTTCCAACCGGCTCTCGTTCTCTATGAAATCCTTGTTTCCCGCTGGGGTTAGCAAGGTCTGGATAAAACCCTCTCCCATGGCGACACGATACGTGCCCCATGCGTCATTCCCGTTAATATATAGATCCCCTAACATAATATCCTTGCCGTTCCGTCGTTAATAATCTCCACCTCGCATCCCCCGATATTGACAAGCAATATCACGGAGTAGTTCCCGGCCTCTATCTTGGCCTTGCCCCCGTGCATCAAGATCACCTTATGCACCCTCGTGTTATCGTCATAACTCAAATACGCCACGGTATTACCTATCACACCTACGTTTGTTTTATTGTTAAGCTCAATTAGATCACGATCCACGTATATCCCGTAGGAAGATATGTTTTTAGCCATGCCTCTAAATAAATCCAACGAAGGATAATTATTCTCCTCGCAAAACTCCCGCCCTTGCGGGGAAAAAAACAGCCAACATAGGCTCTTCCAGTCAGTGGCCTTGCCAGATTCACTGCAAGCCCCTAGCGAAATAGCCCGTCTCGTTATATCTCCAACATTCATACTACATGTTTTTAGTGTTAGTCTCTATACTTGTCAATTTATCCACCGCTTTTTTCAATTGTATCACGGTATTGGCGGTATTATCATTGATCTGCTGTAACTCTATATAGATACTGGCGATCATCGTCCTAGTCTCATCCGCCACGTCATACAACGAGGCTATCTTTACAGATATCACGTCCATACTGGCCTTTATATACAAGAGGCTCAAGAATTGCTCGGAGCCTTGCAGGAACAACAGTATCTCCTCCCCTGTCATTTGCAGGGCGGTGAAACGGCCATTTAACTCATCGGCGCTATCTTGAGACATCTTCTCGAAACCTCCGGATGTAGCGGTCTGCTCATATTTATCATTTTTATCCTCTTGGAAATACTTGCTTGACGTGTCGAAGACCTTCTGGGCCTCAGCGTCCATTTTTTCCTTCAACTTGTTCAACTCCGCTTCTTCCCAAGGCGAAACGATACCATCGGACATATAATCGGCCAGTTTCTTCATGAATTCCTCTACGGAAGGGGATAATTTCTTCTTCAAGAACTCAATGATAGCCGTCTTGATCAAATTTTGGACAATCTTAGTCGAAGCCTCTGCCGCATCAGTTCCTGTAGCCCACGCCTCCGAATACGCTTGGGCGAACTCGTCAATAGCGGACATGACATCGGTTCCTGTTATAGCCTCTACAGCTTTCTCCTTATTGTCCTGCAATTGAGCGTTGATATCCTCCAATTGCTTTTGCCAATCCTTGATCCGGTCATCGTCGGTCTTTTTCTTATTCCTTTCCTCCTCGATCTGTTGTTGGATGATCACTTTTTGCTGCTCTAGCAATTTATTTTGCTGGTTTATGAGCTTAGAAGCGTCCGTAGAATAAGCCTTTTCTATGGAACGGCCTAGCTTCTCATACGAGGCATCCAACACATCGATCTGGTCTTGTAATCTCTGTATACGTTTCTCGTTCTTTTTGTCATGGATCTTAGCGATAGAGGACGCTAGAGAGGTCACTACCCCAATAGCAGCACCAGCGGCGGTTCCTATAGGGCCAAATAAAGACGCAGCTTTTTCTCCTATAACACCCAGTTTTTTTCCTATAGAAGCAGCTAGCTCACCAAACTTTTCCCCAGAAATAGCCCCCTCCATTCCTGATGATATAGAATCAAATATAGTCTCAAACCCATCCGCAACTTCTTCAATAGCATTTATATCAATAGACTCGCTTAGTTTTCGAAATGAAGTAGACAAGAATTGAACAGAGGTCATAACTTCATTTACACCCTCATTAATGAGCTGTAATGATTCCGTCAGTTTTTTGGGGTCGTCACCAGCGGCAAAGAATCGCCTCACTCCTTCTGTCACCTTGTCAAAAGCGGGTCGCAACTCATCGACCTTCTCGTTGGTGCTCTCAACGCTTTTCCCTGCCCTATCCATTATTTCCGGCATATCAGACCAAAGATCGAATTGTTCCTGCGTTATGCCTAATCCCTTGCCTTTTGATTCATCCCATTCTCCGGACTTAAGAAACTCCAAGGCCTCCTTTCCCTTGGTGGATATCTCTATCAACTCCTTTAGAGTCTTGTCCTTCATGTCTCCAAAAAGAGCGATTATGGCATTGGCGGTATTGCCACTTTTTATCTCAAGGTCGGAAAGCTGCTTATCCCATTCCTTCCCGAGTATCAATTTCTCCCCCTCGGTCTCGGCAAACGCTATTTTTTGCCCGTATTCGGCGGCGAGTGCCATTTTTTTGTCTTGATAAGTGCCATATTCCTTAAGATAATCATTCATGGCTTTACGTTGAGCCTCGATCTGCTCGTTCTCTGCTTCTTGCGTGGACCGCATACGGGTAGCCTGAGCCTGCGTAATGGCAGTTTTTATTTCAACCGTTTGTTCTTGCGTGAGTTTTCCCCCTTGAGCCTCACGCCACTCTTTCTCCCTCTTACGGATAGCCTCTATTTCACGATCGTAATCATATTCTATTTGGGCGATGCGCTTATCGGAGCCTTCTTCCATAAGATTTATCCTAGATTGCTGGTTCTTATTCTGGAGATCAAGTAATTGCTGATTAACACGCTCTTGTATTTCTTTTTGTTTTTCAGCCTCTTTCTTTTGTCTTTCTGTTTCTTGTTGAGCTTTTTTAAGTCTATCTTCTTCGTATTTATCGTACTTTTCAATGCCTGAACTAGAAAGAAGATCATCAGCCGCCTGTTCTTTTGCCTTACCAAGTTCAAAATAAGCGTCCGCATTCCGCTTCAAGGCTTGCGCGTCTCTATCTACAGCTTCCGCTTCATGATCAAAACTTTTTGCCCTATCTTCTACTAATTGTTGATGAGATTTTATATTACCAAAACGAGTATCTTGTATAACTCCGGTTGCGTCAATTTCCTGTTTTTTACGAGTTTCGCTTGCTTTTTCTCTAATTTTATCTGCCTCTATTTCTTTTTGGATAGCCTTTTTATATTCTTCGGCAGCTAAATCTTGAGCAGCAGTAGCTTGAGCACGCAATTTCAATGAGTTTATGAAATTATCTGTATTATCCACAAACAAATTCTCAGCATCTCTTACAGACTTAATCGAAACCCCCATCGAATCAAACGCATCTTTATTCTTCTCAATAAATTTCTGCTGTTCCTGCAAATTACCGGCAAGTTCTTTCCACTGTCTTTGATATGACTTAAACTGAATAATCAACTTGCTTAATTCTCCGGAATTTTTAGAAAAAGATTGGTTTAGCTCATCTTGTAGCTGCTTTGTATTTTTTATAGCCTCGCCTGCTCCAAATAATTTTTTCGTCCATTCGATAATATCCTTCCCATAGACAGATAAAAGCGTTATCGCCGCAACCAAGGCCGTTTGCCAACTGAAAATAGATGTTATCAACTGCTTCCAGACAGGAGCCACTTTTGCCACGTCATTATTTCCTGCCGCTACAGCCATCTTGAACGCCTTATACTCCGCAGCGGCTTTCTTCAGCTCATCGGCAAGCATCGGCAAGTTATTGGATATAGCCAAAAAGAATGTATTCCAGCCAACAGCAAGGGAAGGCAACTCCCTTGCGACCTGTTGAACCGACACGCTCAATCCGTTCCAACTACTGGCGTAATTGCCGACGTTCCGTTGATATCGTCCGGTAGCTTGCTCCGCCGAACTAATCTCCGTATTCAAGGCCTGTATCTGTTTTTGCAGGTTAGTCCCTATGGTCGATTTCCTATCCGTAGCGGAAAGGCGGTCATACTCGGCATTAAGCAACGACAATTGCTTTCTCAACGCTACAAGGGAATCCGAGGCGGCTCCCTCGATCTTGATATTGTCCGAATATTCCTTCCTTAGCCTCTTCAGGGCCTCGTTCTCTAAAGCGTGCTGCCGGGTCTTCTCCTTCAGGTCGGTTAATATATTAGATCCCTTCTGGGAATTTTTATCCGCATCCGAGAGAGACAAGTAAGACTTATTGAGTTTTTTGATCTCGTCACTTAGGCCTTTAACCTTTAGTTGTTGCTCGACAAACACATCGGTAGCGTTATTCAATTCTTCTGTTATCTGACGAGCCCCATCAATAATACCATTAGAGACCTTAAGCTGCTCTATTACCCTTTGATAATTCTGCATCTGCTGCTCATAGTCCTTTAGTTTCCGTGTCGCCTCCTCGTATTTCCGGTTTAAATCGTCAAACCCCTTGGTATCTGTAGATACATCGAAATCCTTCAAGGCGGATTTCAACTCCTCCACCTCCTTTCGAAGATTTATAAGTTTCTGTAGATCGGCATCGACCTCGAAGTTTAGTTTAGCCATTAATCACCCTCCTTTCCCTTTCGGTTCAACAAATCACGCCCGGTTCTCTCCACGATCAAATCACCGGTAACGCTATGCAATATATCCTTCTGCATGATCAGAAGGTTTCGATATGGTATTTTATAAACCACGTCCTCATAAGACAATCCCAACGATTCCATGAACGTGGCCACTTGTCCTAGCATGGTCTCATTACCTGTTACCTTGGTGTCGCCGCCATTCTTGCCACGCTCTCGGCTAAGGCGGCACAGACGAAAAAATCCTCTGCGGATATGAATTTAACGACAGTCTCCAACGCCTCCCTTAGCTCATGGAGGGTAGCCCCATCGATCTCCTTGTATATATCAGCGCTTCCAAAAACGAACACAGACAATCCCTTTAATATATTTTCCAGATCGTTCCTCACCTTTTCAAGATCCTCCTTGCCCGATGTTGTCTTATCAATAAGAGATAGGTATTGTATACCTTTGCAAATCGTCGCTATTGTAGGAGGACTTACCTTATACGCCTTCCCCCCTAGGACCACGACCTTGAAATCCTCTCCTAGGACAGCGTCAGCCACTAAACTAGCACCCTTGTTCATGTCACGTAAAAAAATTAGAATTAAACAAAAACGGGGACGAACGGAAAATACCGCCGTCCCCGTTCCTATAAGACATATTACATTCAATCCTTCAAGGATTTTCCTTCCACGTCAAACCAATACTCTGAAGCTATTGTCGTGGATGATTTCAGCGGGGTGGCGGACATCGACAAACCAACGGCCCCATCCGTGGAAGCCCCACGACCCACAAGATTCGCCTTAGGGAAAATGATAGCCACGTCATCATTGGTAATAGCGACGATACATTTATATCGTTGCTCGCCGGCGTTGCCACGTTCCCATCCCTTATCCGTATCCAAGGGCTTACCGCCCATAAGCTCGGCCTTGGTAGCGAAGTCATATGCCCCGATCACCCAATTCAAGCTCTGTGATCCTGCCTCAAACGATGACCGATATGTCTGGCCGGTCAACTCATCCTTGTATTCTGTTAACGTACCGTCCTCCTCGGTATATTCATAAGTCCCTTGATGGACGATTTGAACATCCTTGAAAGCCGTAAATAACGTCTCCAAGCTCTCGTATGTGGGTGCAGCAACCAGAGGCTCCCCATAAAGTATCCTTTTTACGCCTATAGCAGAAATTGTTCTTCCCATATTACAATACTATTACATTTAAAACTTTAAATAATACTCTCACATTAACGTAGTGACATTTAAGATCCCTGTTAACCTCAATTCTAGTAGTGTCTACCTCGTAGGTATAAGGAGTGCCATCAAACACCGAGGTGTCCTTGAACACCTCCATGGACATACGTTCCAGCTTATTCATCCTGTCCAAATCAGGCGTTCCTTCCTCGTCCAGATCAGGGACGGCTATATTGACATGAACGAATCCCACCTTCCATGTAATTCCCGGCTCCGAGGAATTCGAGTGTACGGTAACCCTCTCCTCCTCAAGCTTACCTGTAGGCGTATCATCCTCCTTGTACACCCCGGTAACACCAAGTTCCAAGGCTTTCTTATATAAGATTGTCTGTATGTCCGTGCTTACTATCATTGTAACATAGCTATTACTTTAGCCTCGGCAGTATCTATCACGTTTAGCTTATGGATATCATTCACATAGCTAGCGTAATCCATTCCCGCCACGACAATCAATGTCACTCCCTTTGTATGCTTAGAAGCCAGATCCCTAGCGTAACTAAGCCCTTGCCTGCTCCCCTCGCTTCCATCCCCGGACTTTCCTTTAGCCCAGAACTGGACCGTCTTTTGGGATCTGGTCGTGAAAAAAACCTTCTCATAATTTTCCCCACGTCCATCTATCCTCTTAAACCCTCCTTCCTTTACGATCTTACCGTCCATTGATATGACATATCCCAATGAACTCCTCAAGTTTCCGGTAATATCGTTATATTTACCTTCTTGAACGGCGGTCTCATAAGCGGATTGCCCGAGTTGGGCAAGAAAGGCAAACACCTCACGATAGATCTCCAAGATGAAATCATCCACATCAGACAAATCATAACTTAACTTTATTATTCCAGCCATATTTGCCCGTAATTTAGATAATCCGTGAGCATCGGGTTGATAACAACGCCACTACCACGGATACTACCATCTTGGTTCAATACTCTCACGATATCCCCGGCATCAATCTTGATCTTATCTGTCACGACACGATATTTGTAATCAAAGGCTACGCCATTTACCGTATATACCCGATCGGCGCTCTTATCATAGCATTTACATCGTCCCAGTCTCTCCCATAACTCACCACCAGTCCCGGGAACAGGATTGCCATTGTCATCGTGATCATATTCCTTGACAACCTTTCGTTCTAATATGTGAGGAGCGTATATCATAGCAATCTAACCGTAGCCTTTTCATTTAACTCGTCCTTTATCCCATTCTTTTTGCAAAGGAAGGAATAGTAAGATTTAACACCATTGATATCCCAAGCCACAGAGAACCCGCTTTCATTGACAGACGTAGCTCTCAATAGTAAAGATGGAATAAACCTAGCGATCGCCACAGAAACTCTAACATGGCAATCCTTGCACATCTCATCCTCTCCACTGACCTCAGCATTCAAACATATGTCCAAAAGGTCAGCTTCCGATAAATCGATACCGAAAGCTTGGAACCTTTGTCTTATGTAGTCATTTACCGTCATACAGCGTTCATTGTATCTAAGTCAATGATCACGATCTTATTTGGAGATGTATACTCCGGAATCCATTCCGCTCCGTATTCCATAAATCGACCCTCATCTGTACGGACATTAGAGATATACATACCTCCCTCTGAACGGGTATAGCTTTTGCCCGGCACAGGATCGGTTATCTCATATGGAGTATGCCATCTCATCTTGCCTTGCTTCGGTGTCGTGAACAGTGATATGCGGTTATCCTTAAACACTTGCTTGAAGCCTCCATCCGGTAATTCCACCAAATCCTCATTAATAACGATAGAAGGAAGCCCCAAACCTTGGAAGATAGTCGTGGCCATCTCGCTGGACATCAATCCAGAGGATAGTTGTACTTCTTTTTGGGCGAAGGATTGTTTATAAAATTCACCAAAATCGGACGATCCTACGATAGAATTGATGAATGTCTTCCGTGACATCTCCATAGATAGGAAAATACCAAATTTAGTCCTCAACTCCACAACCTGATCCATAAGGTACTTTACGAAATGAGACTTATCCGAGGTTTGAGGAGTTATTTTATGAACAGGCAAAACCATGTCCAACAACTCTATTCCTTGAGGATTATCATCGACTTTTACGGAAGCCTTTCCGTCGGAGCGCAAATCACCATCCACGATATCCATGCGCTTATGAGGAGCAAGGAGAACCTGTCTTATATCATCTACAATATAAGCGATAATATCGTCCAATACGGTTCGCTGATCTTGCGTTCTTGAGGTATTGAATTTGTTAACAAGCTCTTGTAGCATATCCAAACGATCATTATCCATCTGATAACGATCTCCTAAATAAGCAACCTCCCCATACCCTGATCCAAGGGATTTACGCTCTCTCAATGGCTTATTTGAGTTCCGATCAATAATAGAACCCGCAGTAACGCCTGTTACCGTACCTAGATAGGTCTTAAACACCCTAGATTTAGTCTCCTCAAAATCAAGATGTTTTTTCCAGAAAATAGTATCTAGGCGAAGCGCTTGCACCCTGTCAATGACTGCCTTTACAATATTAGGGTCATTCAATAATGTTTGAATTGTCAAATACATAAATCCTCCTTCCTTAATACGTGAACATAAATCTATCACCCAATGACTCTTTGTCTTTATCCGAGATAGGGACAATCAGTCGGGTAGGCCTAATCTCATAGGCTTGTCCCACGGCTGTGATAGTGGCCCCTTCCTCAACTTTCGTCCAAGCGTAGTTCAGTGCCATAGCCATGGCCTTAGGAGTTTTCCCAGCAGCGGATGAAGCCTCAAACAACACCGCATCTTTTTTAGCCGCCAATGTGGGTGAGGCCGCCAATGTTATCGTGTCATATTCCAGTCCCGACTTATCAATAGCCTCTACGGTACCACCATTAGTTCCATTTCCCAAATGCATTCCTACGTAAGCCAATGAATTCTTATTTATTTTCAAAGAAGTTCCACCAGCTATAATTTCTTCGGCTACTGTCACGTTAATGACAGCTTTTGCCGTTCTAGTTTTAAAATCTAGTACCAAGGGGGTACAAGGAGGAATATTCTTAACCCCCGATAGGTTAGATATATCCAAATTAAAACCGCCTGAATATCGATATACCGTATCATAACGGCACATCTCCGGCATATTAGGCTCAATCGGATTTAAATCATACTTAACACCTGCCGACATAATTTTATACCTTAAAATTTAACTTTGTTTCTTTATCTCTTCTGTACCTTTATTGATAAGATTCGCAATATCGTCAGAGTTCTTCTCTTCAGAGACACCGATCTCCGGAGATTTTACGCCCGCTAATCCTGCATTGACAAATGTCTGCTTAGCGTCTTTCATAAAAACATCCAAGTCTGCATCTTGTGCGACTTTCAATATAGGGATGAGCGTTTCGGGAATGCCATACTCCTTCGCCTTAGCAAGAACTTGCTCTTGACGTGTAGCCTGAACTTTTTCCGCCTCAAGCAGAGTAAGCTTATCGGAAAGGGGTTTTACAGCAGCATTTACCGCTTCAACCACCAATCTTGCGAGATCAGGCTTTTCATCTGTTTTTTCTTCTGGATTAACTCCCGTTTTATTGGCCTTAGCTTTCAGTTCATCCAGTTCTTTCTTATAGTCCGAACCCTCTTTTCGTACTCTATCGAAATTCTGCTGGAAAGACCTTAAAGCTGCTTCCTGCCCCTGAATAACAGTTGCGAGGTTCTCATCATTTACAAGCCCAGTTGCTGCCAAAGACTCAGCATACCCCTGAAGCACCTCTTCGCTTACACCATACTTCGAGGAAAAAGTTTGTTTTAAGCTCTGAAAAATCTTTTCTTTCATACCGTATGAATTTTGTTTAAAATATTTGGGATAAAAGTAGCTGGAGTATATAATAGAATAAAATACCGAGAGGCATGGTATACAACAATGAACTCATTGTTGCAAATTAATGATCATCATCACCATCACCGCTATTCTCTTCCTCTATTTCTTTAAGTACCTCATCCACCCTTTCCGCATTACCGGCAAATAGAATGCCTTCTCTCCTACTCCAGATCTTTCCGTTTATTGCATTAGTAGCCGTATAAACCCTCTCATCTATATCATCGATCATATACGGAACCAGATCAACATCTATGTCTATTGTTTGTGACGCTTTCATAAATTGACTGGGATTGATATCTCCCATTGCTGATGCTAAAAAATTAACCCTTCTCTGGAAAAACTCCCCTATTATCTCCGCATGGTTCGAAACCGCCATATGAGCCCCCATAAAGATATATCTAAAAGCCTTTCCTGATACGGCATTGCCTATACCTTTCAACTCTTGGGGAGAAATACGAGGTGTATTGGTCATATCATAGGCTCTATTACTCAGTCCCTCAAGCTCTAGACGAACAGTGTCCGGGACTTGATTCCATGTTAAATATTGAGCGTTAGCCCCCGGTCCCGTAAGTTGAATCATACGATTTTTCCTCTTCCCAGTGAAGTTTTCTATGTCTCCGAACAACATCAAGTAAGGGAAGAAATGATAGTCTATACAATCGGCGTAATTAGATAAAACCTTCTCTATTCTCACACGCAATGGCTTGATCTTATGGCAGTAAGTTTCAGAACGATAGCAATACATTACCGGAAGTTTTGAGAATAGATGTCTAAAGGATGATTCCCTCTTCTCTTGCCATGCATCACTATTCTCCCATTGATATACATGAGTGGATGTTATCGTCTGGAAACATATTATCTCATTATCATCCAAATCCTTTTTTTTATACTCTCTTGAGAAAGCGACCAAATCGTTTGAATCATCAAAAAATGGATATAATTTATCTCCTCTGAAAGGAGACCATATAACACTCCTCAATTTATAAGAAGGAAATACGTTCCCTGAAAAAACCATCTTGATCTTATTCCTTAGCTTAGTCCAAAATGAATCGTCTTCCACGACATACCAATATTCCGCACATTCTTGTTCCGACAGCCAAGATCGCACCTCCCGTTTGTTTTGGTACTTGATCTTGTTTTTCTTCAAGGTCTGCTGAATAGCCGCAAAAAGAGCCTTTTCCGCATCGTTAGAAGGGGTACAGTCCATTTTAGGCTCTATTCCTACGGTAAACGCCGTTTGAATATTTGTTATATCCTGCTCAAGAGGAATAGATATACGATTACAAGGCTCAGTATGTTTCTTGGCTGGAATTTCTATATATTCACCGGTTTCGTGATTATAAGCTTTCCCCTCTTTCTCATCCACGATTTCTATATCCGGGTATTTCTCTTTATCCGTTATAATCTCATGCAAATCTGGATTCCAGTCTGCCATATTCTCTCTATTGTCGGGGAGAGGGGTTCTTCTCCCTTTCTTTAAATACTCGATCTTCTGATCTATATCTTCTAACGCTAAAATCTCTTCAAGTGTCATAATTTTACGTTTTAATGTCCAAATATTCCAGAATAATCCCTAGGCTTTAAAACACGCCCCAAAAGACATCCCAACACATAGTACCTAATTCCGTCCATGAGATGATTGTAATCATCTATCGGCTCATTGATACGATTTCCATCCTTGTCCTTATCCCATACATAGTTGCGAAGCTCCTTTATGAGATTATAAGAATGCTCCGTGACAAATAGCTCCATATCCTTAATCTTATCAATCCCAGCCTTAATAGATCCCGGATACTTATCTACTGGGTAAATATTGACCCCCCTGTTCTTTATCTCTTGGATAAGACGTGGATCTTGCGAGTCGGCAAATACTTTCAATGAATAAGGGCGGAGCTTTTTAGCTATGGCAGATGAAAGCATATCCGTTTCATAGAAAAGCTCATCCACATACAACCTATTATCAATGATTCCGCATCTGACCGCAGCGGATGGATCGTTGGAGAAACCAAAGTCTTGCCCAATAGCCACTTTCTTACACCACTGAGGAAAATCTTTAACGATACCCCATTTCTTAAATACTGCACCTTCCGCAACATCAGCCCATCTACCGATAACCACATGAGCATATTTATCTGGATTATCCTCTTTCATTCGTCTCACCTCTCCAAGAAATTGGGGCGATAAGTTATCAATATTATCCAAATAGGTCGTATGTATATGTAATACATTTGGATGAGTAGATATCTGCACCTGCACACCGTCTATCTCCACCAGCTTATGAGTATTCTCAATATACTTCTTATAGATAAAATGATTGGAATCTGTGGGATTCATTATTATGATAATCCGGTTCTGAATCCCCTTTTGGCGTATGGACAACATTATTTTGTCGAAGTCGGATTCTGAAGTCCATTCCTCCGCCTCATCACACACAAAGGTCGTAAGCCCTTTAATTGATTTGAGCCGTGCCGTCTGATTTCCGGACGATGTTTTTATTCCACGAAAGAGGATTTTGCTATCTGAGTAATTATTGATGATATCCTTATTAGTTATATCAAAAAACTCATCCGTTCCCTCCAACTCAATCTTCTCCTGCAACTCCGGAATCACTGACATGGAAGCGGCAACCATCGTATAACGACAAAATAAGATTATATGCCCAGACTCAAAAGATAATCGCTCTATAAAAGTAGAGGCATTAAAACTTTTTCCACTGCCCCTACCTCCCGTTATAAGAATGATAAATTTATCAGCATCCTCATACAAGGGCTTGTAAGGTAATTGGGGCTTTATGTTAAATACCGGGACCATTCCTAAAAAGATTTAATCCACTCAGATATTTTCTTGCTACCCTTCTCATTCGTTCCCTGATCATCTTGTTTATCGGATAATCCAAGTTTCCTAGCGATAATATTTGCGTTAAACGCTCCCACTACCGCACCTTCGAATTGTTGAGTCTCAATTACGCTCTCTATACGCGATATGACCGTAGAAAAATCTCTATGGTTCTTAGCCTTAAATTGCCTCCAATACGCCTCGTTAGCGTCACAGTAAAGCATAAACCCGCTCAAACTATAAGGCCTTTGCGTCGGGGTCTCCTCCTTTTCCTTGGTCTTGCCTTTGGTCTTATTCTTAACTACCTTCCAAGGATGCTTATCACACCATTCAAAATATTCACATGCAGATTCCCATAGCAACTCAGGCGTGGCAAATAACTTGTCACGCCCATGCTTATTCCTTAGTTTCCAAAACTGATTTCCTCTTGGTGCCGCACACATATCTCAATATTTTGTTATCCAAAGATATATATGACCAATAGCACATCATAAATAAAGATTTATTTATTCACAACATCACCCAAGTTGTTGTGTTTTATTTTCTAGATATTTTCCCAAACGTAATATTATCTCCTTATATATCCTTTCAACGTCTTGACGAAAATATTTATAGAGTTGATAGGAAAATACTAAATTGTTAGTGTTGTTGGATACTACCGATTTTTCCTTTATAGGAAATACCTCAGCTAGTTTTTCCCTTAAACCAGCCCTCATTTTTCCACCAGCTAAGGTTGTAGGTGAATAAAGATATAAGATTATGAAAATGAATTTTTTCCTTTGGGAGACATTCCCTTTTGGAAGTTCTTTACCATCAAGGGCTATCTCCTTGAACCACTCATATAGGGTATCGATCATGCCCAAGTCGGTTAACACAGGTTTAGCGATCTCCGATTCACGCTCAGAGAGTCTGTACTTTTGCTCACGAATGGATTTGAGCTCAAAAATATTTGAAAACATATTTTCGTAACTTTAAGTTACGCACCTGTCCCGCAAATATAATGAATAATATACATGACGGCTACACTGTATCCATAAAATATGTTATTGATCATAATTGGGAGTTGAGAAGGAAAAACGTTATATTTGTCACGATGGAGAATTAAGACATCAAAAATCCTATAAAAAAACGCCTTTTACGTGTATTTTTACGTGTAACAACAAAAATAACCTTGACAATCAGTAGATTACCAAGGCTATTGTGGAGATGGAGAGATTCGAACTCTCGTCCAAACGAGGAATTAATTTGCTTTCTA